CTCCCGGTATCACCACCTCCACCACCTCCACCACCTCCACCACCTCCACCACCACGACTGCTATTACCACCTCCACCACCTCCACCTCCGAAGTAGCTCGCATAATCATCATCATAGGTCGCATAATCATCATCATAGGTCGCATAATCATCATCATAGGTCGCATAAGCATCATCAGGCATGTATAGTTTGAAATGCATTTTTTCAGCTCGGTCCATATAATCCCAAAACATTTTGGCAATGACATCCCCTTTGAGTTCAAGGGATTTCGATACACCATCTATTGTAATCCTGACACGATGTATACAGGGAAGCGTTTGTAGACAAGTTTTACTAATAGATACTTCAATCATGTTTTTTTTAGTGTTTCAAAAAGAAAAATTTTTTTCAATCCAAAATCTTTTGCCTTGGATATTTTTCATCCGAATTATTGAAACTGGATGAGATGCTCAATACGAGTTCCCTTGGGATGATACGTCCAGAAACTGCGAGGAAAAACCTTCATTCCTTGGGGCACATCCTCTTCCTCCAAAGCCTCAGAAAATCCCACCACATACCATCCCCATATATCAACCCTGAAATTCATCATGGTCGAGGTCTTGATATAACCCACCCACTGACGGAAGGAAATCTCTTTCTGAGTATGCTTGGCGGGGACGGAGCATATAATGGGCGCCTTGATCTCGGAAAGATGCGTGCTCACAAAATCATGGAAAATCTCATCATCCAATTCATTCTTTTCGTAAACATAACGGAAAGGATACTCGGGGTTGGCAAAACTAAATTTGGATTCCATCACCCTGGATCCGGTCGCATCCTTTTCCTCTCGATGACTCAATGTGATCACCTCCTCATCATCCCCAATAAAATCAAGCCGAATCATCACATCAAAACTCGATACACGTACACTCAGACCCCGCTCATGGGGAATCAGCATCATCTCTAAAGGCTCGGTCCTACCCACCAGCTCACAATAAATCACTTTGTGCATGATATCCGCCGGTACATGATCTTTCAATACATCAATTACTGTTGGACCCTTTTCCCCACCATTCTCCAACCATAATTTATTTTCCTCATAGGGCTCCTTGTCACTGTTCTTGCGACTATCATCACTGTTGCTACTCTCATCGGACACAAGGGCACAGACAAAACGAATCTTTTTAATGGAAGAAGTCGTTTCCTTCTTTTCTGTCTTCAAGGTCACAGGCTTGGGCTTGAGATCTGTTGACTTTTTATAACTACCATGGATAGAGGACGAAGACACAAAATTGTACGAACTCGATTTTTTACCCGTATAACCGTAAATATTTTCACTCTGTCGACCCGATAACATGATTTTTTTCTTTGCTATGAAAAATCATGTTGTTAAATAGTTTTATTTTTTATTGTTTCGAGAAAATGTCTTGGCGGTATATAATGTTTTTTTTTACAAAGACTCCATCTTGGAAAATTCCACCTTGACAAGTGAAGTTTTCAAATACTCTTTTTCTTCTTGAGCCTTGGTCTGGATTTTCGGACACTTATGGGCTTCCATATAACGATGCATGGCACAAAAGATGCCATCACACATACAAGGAAATTCATTTGCCGGATGCAAGCGTTTCTTGCACCAGGAACAAGATTTTTTTTTGGTTGGAGCCTCCATTTACTTTCTGACCAAGAAATTTAAAAAGCTTTCCTTCTCCATCCATTTTTTTTTTCTTATCTTCGTAATCGAATCCCCTTGGAATGAATATGATACCATTTAGAATCCGACATTTCAGATATCTCTTGTTGAAAGACGCAAAGGATATAATGTGATTTTTTGCAATAATACACAACAACACAAGGTACCCATATTGTTTCATGCAAACAAAACATCTCTTCACACGCCTCCAGACCCTTGTAATTTTCTTTGCACAAGAGAACCTCGAGAAAAGGATGACCCACAATATACTCTTCATGACGCCAATCAGGAGTCATGGTAAAGGCAGGTCGTAATCGGGATAATACCTCGGAAAATCGTACTACTACCTTGCTTTCCCCATCCAACTCACACAGATAGGCTGCTTTCTCAATCACGACATCCGTAATTTTTCCATGCTCCCAATGACCCTCACTCTCCACATCCACCGAATCATGAATCCGAAATGGAAACATACTGGTCATTTCTTTCTTAATCGCATCGATCGTATCCTGGGCCCATAGATTTCGTATTGGCTCCAATAAAATGTCCCCTCGACACAATGGACACTTTTTATCTTCCATGGGTTGCATTTTTAATAAACACCCATCACATGCAAAATGTCCCTTATTACAAACAATAAAGCTCTTCTCACACATGGTCATACAAATAGGACATGAAGGTATCACCATCGATGAATACTGATGCAACTGCTCCATCATAATCGTTTTTAAATAGTTTGAAAAGAAAGCTTTAAACTCGCTTTTCAAAAAAAAAAATTTTTGAAAAGGGATATAAAAAAGAAAAACCAAAGGGGTTATCTAATGCGCTATTGGTGTTGGGGTTATTATTGCTGTCTTGCATGGTTATGGCTTTCATCGTCATCATGGTTAACTGGACCTTCATCGTTATCGACGACAAAAACGATGCATGTCCTTCCAAATTCTTTGTGGGTGGGATTTGTGATTGGGAATACTTCCGTGGTGCAGGACTTTCTTCCGGATTCACTTGAAATGGCCCCCATCAAGATTTTTCGGACACTCCCCGCGCGATATTATCTATTTTTCAACTTTTTCACCACCGAAGAAGGGTTGAATCATCTGGAGATCATCACGGTAGGCAGAGAATGTTCGACGGGTCATAAACGATTCGTGATTTTGGATTCTTTTGTAGACGACGACGACAAACAACGAATGAGTCTTATACAGACAACGAACGTAGTGGGAGCAATCATGATGGGCAATTTCACCGTAATGGGCAGGAAAACGTGGGAAATAAGAATGCTCAGCTCTGCGTTTTCCATCGGATGCAAAAAGTATATCTACAATCCCAAAATATCAAAATATCCTATTGCTCTTGAGTTTGATCCAGAAGAAACCCACCAGGTCCGCCCCCTTCGCAAAGCAATTGTCCATCACCATTTTCCAGCATGGACATCTACCATGAAATTGTCATTGGAACCCGAGATTGCCTTTTATTATTCGGGATCGATCCGGTTCCATACCCGTCCACGTACCAATACAGAAACAGAAACAAAGATAGAGCCTGATTATGAAAGAGACGATGACATGAATCCTTTACTTTTTATGAACGAGTTTTTCTTTTTGTAGAAAAAAGGGTCAACCTTACCGGTCTCGTGATTTCCAGAGAATCTTCAAAATAAAAATAATTCTTGGCATCGGGATGCTCTTCATAGAGATCAAAAAAGAAACTGCGATTCCATTGAAATAATCGTACTATTCTTCTTTCACTAAGATGCTGAATCAGATGATAATTATGTCTAAGCACGATCATAAGAAGATGATTCATTTCTTTCTCGTCCAGATAACTCCGACACGAGAGTCGAGACATGGTATTCAGAGGAAATTTATCCACCAGCATAAGCAGAATTGGTAAATGTCGAAAGAGGTCAATCTGTTCCAACAAATTACGCAGGATACCTGGATAAATAGTAAGAATATGTCTCAAAATATGGGCCACATGATTGATATGACGATCATCCCGACGACGAGCTAACAAGAGCGTCTCATCTTCTTCGGCAGGAAAAGTAAAAATATCATGGACATGATTCACATAGATTTCTGGATTTTCAAAAATATTGAATGAGCGTGGATCACGACAAAGCTTGAAGTTTTTGGATCGACCATTCACAAATGTCTTGAAATTATAAAAACATCGAGGCCCACGAATACGACACATGAATCGAACAGGAAGCTCCACATCGTATTGGGATTCCATCACATACTGCGTATTGGATATAGTATGAGAAGAATGGTTAGGGGGTAAAAGATTATAGAGAGTTGGAAAAACGATAGAATACACCCTCTTTACAGGTCCCTTATAGCGTATTCGCACATGACGAGAGGAAGGATGGACATGAAAAGGAAGCTTTCGGTTTTTATAACGAAACATATCAATATATTCGCCACATACAGAACAATAACGATTGTTAAAATGTCGCGCAAGAAAACTAATCCTCTTGTTCAAAGGAAGACGAGGCTGGAACTCCATAATCTCCCTCTGTAATAAAAAAGGAAGCTCGTGGATCGGAGGAGAAAGATTCATATTCATATTATTAGTAAAACTCCGTCCAGGATCAAAAGAAAACATCGTCCAATTTTTTTTTTCATAAAGAAAAAAAAAACACCCCATGTGGGACTTGAACCCACGATCTCCGGCTTAGAAGGCCGGCGCATTATCCAACTATGCTAACAGGGCATATCTTGATTCTCCCATACCGAGGATCGAACTCGGTTCTCAGGCTTGAAAGGCCCGTATCCTAACCAATTAGACTATATGGGAAAAAATGCACGGAGTGGGATTTGAACCCACGCGGTAAAAACCATAGGATCTTAAGGCCTACTCCTTGACCAACTCGGACATCCGTGCGGGGGCGTACCACATGAGGGGATTGAACCCTCGACGTTCGGCTTAAAAGGCCGACACTCTACCTATCTGAGTTAATGTGGTTTTGAATTTTAAAGAATCGTCTGAAAAATTAGTGTTCAGTTTTTTTTTCATTCCTCGAAGGAATTTACCAAATCAATAAATTCCTCGGATCCACCGAGTAATTGACCGTTATAAAACACAATGGGAAACGTGGGCCAGTCATATTGTTCCCGCATGGTGTGAAAAGCATCCGAGTTTCTACGTACCCATTTTTTCTGAGGAAGAGACAAAAATTTCGCTACCTTCTTACTGAACGGGCAGGATTGTAAGAGATAGGCGAAAAAACCTTCGTCTGGTGGTTGCGTCCATGTTTGCGACATTTTTTGTTTATCCTTAAAAAAAGAAAAACCTAAATTTTTCATCCCAAGGAAGGCGGTACACAATCCACTGAATACGACGACAGAGGAAATTTGTAATAGGTGGTGTAATCAATACTCCGCAAAAGCTCGAGCACCTCCTCATAGAATACCGAGGCGACAAAGGCTCCGTAATTTCGAGTAAGAACATACAGTGTCAGATTATTCGTACCCGTCAAAATTACATATCCGTCATCATCGGTCATGTTTTTAGATCCCCGTACTACTAACGTGGGAAACGTTGTCGAGGTCACCGACAACGGAACAAGAGACGTGACATCATCCTCCACCTCGCGACGATAAGTCCTGTCTATCGAAGTCGTGCTATTCATGACATGATGCAGATTCGCCCTCTTATTGTAATGAACAAGATCCGATCCTTCCTCAATCGAAAAGTTTACAGTAACACAATCATAATCAATCTCCGTCGTCTCCTGTACGTAGCGGCTGCTAAATGCCTGAATCCACCATCCACTCAAGGGATCTATAACAACCTCAGGAGAAAGAAGTCTCGCATTCCCCGTCGTGACCGTCATCGCGCCCATCAAAAAGAGATAATAAAGAAATTTCATCGACAAAGATATAATCCTTTTTTTGATAAAAAAAAACACGTTTTTAAATCTCTGTTTTTTTTCAAAAAAAAAAAAAAAAAATTGGCTTCAACTAAAATAAAGGAAAACATGACTTCTCAATGCAATAACATCGTGGCTCCTCCCTGTGCCAACACCATTGCCGATCCCAGGTTCCTTGTGGTCCCCACAGGTGGATGCTGGGCTCGCGCGGACTTCGCAGAGATTATCAATCGCACCGTCATCACCAAGTCGATCGTGGCTATTGATTGCGCCGATTCATGCGGTACCAGTACGGGTCTCCCTCAACTCATCCGCGATGCTTCCAATGTTGTGGTCAATCAGGGCGCCGCTAACGATCAGCTTACCGCAAGTCTCGATAAGCTCGTCAGTTGCATCGTGAACAACAATGGTGTCATTTCTCCCACCGACCCCGTCGTGAGTGCCGTGGTCTTTGAGTACAACACCCAGACCATCGTGGCCAACTCTTCTCCTCCTACCAGCATCATCCCCACTGATTTCACCGCCAAGTTCAACGTGATCAGTAACACCATCATTGGCACCAACCAGACCGTCCTCTCTGGCATCACCGCCTACGAGACCTATCTCGCAAACCCTTCCTCCTGGTATGAGTTTGTGGCCCCCGATGTCTTCGACTACACCAAACAAAGCTATTCTTATCGCTTTGTGAGCTATGCCGGGGAATTTCATCGCCTTCTCATCAACATCCGTCTCACTCCCGTCCCTGTCCTCTATCCCTGCACCATTATCGATACCCCTGTGGAGGATCCCGATGCCTGCTGTGAGACCGAAGATTGCAACACCATCAACTTCTGCAACTGGCAGGTACTATAAACGCACCCACGCCTTTCGTATCGGAAGAGGTTTTTATAAAAAAAAAAATACACACCATTTTTTTTTAAAAAAGCCATTCATTGATTTTAGAAATCATCTCTCTCTCTCTCTCTGCCTTTCAAAATGCATTTTCCAAAGATTGCAATATTTCCTGTAATTGCAAAACACATTCTTTTAAAATACAGAGCTCTTCTTTATCCGGTTGAACAGAAAACGAAAGATCGATATTGTCTTCCAAGGGATGACGTTTCTTGCACGCAGCAAAAGTCACCTCTGGGTGTTTCAACAAGGTCTTGGTCAGTAACTGTGCCATGGTCATATCATCGTTGGTAAAGGTATAGGTGTACATGGTTTTTGCTTAATCGTAATAACAACTAAAACCAGATTGATTCAATTTTTTTTAACAAACATAGAATTCATATTCCTTTCTTTTTTTTCCGTTCGTATTTGCATATTCAAATTTCAAAAAAAGTTCCAACACAGACCAGACCAAACTCGACTCTAATGAATATAATTGTCCAGGGCACGGATAAGCTCCTCCCTGGGAGTATCCACCTCAAAATCAATGTCCCAGTCGTCACATTGAGACTGGAGATCCTCCGTGCTCAGTTTGTTCCAACGACTGGGTTTCTTGGTATTTTTAACAATAGCGGGCGCAGCAACAGCTACAGAAGAAGATGCCATCGCTGGGAAAGCATCATTCTTGTGCTTTTTCTTGGAGGCAATGGGTGCTGGAGCAATATCCTCCTCCTCTTCTTCCAATCCCTCGGGAAGGATCCCTACCGACCCAGGAGTCCCAGCACCAACATCCTTTTCATCGTCGTCTTCCTCCTCCTCCACGTTCGCAGTTACTGTGGCGATGGTCGTGGCGACAATAGGGGTGGTTGCGGTTGCTACAGGAGCATTGCGGATACGATCGAGGAGCTCCTCACGCTTGCCTGAAACCTTGACTCCCTTGGTCTTGCAAACATTCTTGAGATCCTTAAGGCTCATCATCGCGTACTCATCCTGAATGACGGGAGCGGTCGCGGTATCAGCAACTGCTGCCGCAGGCGCAGGCGCAGGCGCAGGCGTCTTCTTCTTCTTGATAGGTGCAGGGGCGAAAGAAGGTTCTTCGTCGATATTGTCAATCTGGGTTGCGTTCATAACAACCTCCTCATCATCAACCTCAGAAGCGACAGCGGTAACAACGGTGGCAATACCCATCTCCTTGTAACGGTTCTTCTCCTCGACAGGAAGAGCGGTCCAACGACGTCCAATCTCCTTGGACTTGGCGACAAAATCCCAATCGGGATGCTCGGCCCCAATCAAAGGGCGCACCTCAAGTCCAAACATCACATAGCCAGACTTCTTGATCGCACCCTTACTCTTCTTGGTGGCGGAAGCGGACTGAAACACCTTCCACAGTGAGGATACCTCCGTAGCATCGAGGTCAAAACGGGCGGCGAGTTGCTTGCAAAAATCTTCCACCGCTGTATCAATATTCCTGGCAATCTTCTTCATGAGAGGCGCCATGGTTTGGATCTGGATCTGTTGGTTTTGGTTCTGAAAAAAAGAAAAAGGAGTCTCAGTCTCTATAATGTTTTCTTTATTCCACGTTTACTCTTTCCTTGTCCAGAAAGTGGCGGTTCCCATTATCAGTTTTTTTTATCCCCTCAAGGACATGGAGTTTGTGTTGAAAATTTTAAAAAGTAAAAAAAAAAATAAAAGACGTCCGTAAATGGAATCGTTATTACATCATAATATTCAATTCTTTATTCAGCATTTTTATGATTCAAATCTCTGGTCGATCCGACTTCCAAGGAAACCCAACGTTATACTTCCCCTGGACACCCAGCAAAAAATTTCTCTGATTCGCAATGATCTCTCTTCTGTGTTACACGAGCCCGTGGATTCTGCAATCGTGGACTGTCTTATGAGTGTGATTTTTTTTCATGTACCGGACCTTTTCAAAGAGATATTGGAATTATGCAAAACTATCAATCGTCATACCACCACCCATGAATGGAGTTTCCAGCAAATCCGAAACGCCTGGGTGAATCACACCCTCACGGTCGATTGTTTGGTAGAAATCTCGATGAAAGAATTTGATCATTTAATGGCGGACATGAAAAGAAGGCTTCGTCAGGCGCAAAAGTTACATGGTCTGTCATCTCATGACAATGACGATGACAATGACGATGATCATGGTGAGGATGGATTTGTCGTGGTGGGAGACTCTGAAGACGAAGAAAAAAAAAATAGACGAATTTTCGAGGAAGAGACACGGATAAAAAGCATCGAATTAATTCCGCTTTATTGTCGTCTGTTTTCTGTCTACCAGATCAGTACGTTTGCTCAATTCAATCGATTGGCTCGTCATGAAACCCGAAATGTATAAAAAAAATAAATTATTGTAAACTATGAAATCATGGAGATTATTCATAATTTAGAATAGCCTCCCACTATTTTGGAAACGGGTTTGAAAAAAAAAAACTTTTTTTTTTCTCCAATAAACCCCATTCTATTTTTTATCATGAATATGCATCATCCCCAACAGCAGACCTTACCACCGCAGTCCGTCAATGGACCCGCGGAAACTTACACCACACAAGATCTTGACGAACTCAATCAGAAAATTCAGAATCGTTTTATTCGAGACGTGGTTAAACCTTATAGCAACGGCATCCGCAAACCCGTGCACATTCCTCCCACTCAGTATACCATTCCCAAAGCCTCGGAAGTCTTTTCTGCTCCACCTTCTTCTCTTCCACCCGCCTCCTCCGGTGGTGGTGGTGGTGGGGGTGGCTACCGGATTCCCGAGATGGGTGCGACGGGGACCACTCGTCAGAGGCGTGTGGTCCATGTTCCCCCGCAGTACACACCCCTCGTAAACTCTCCATCTCCGTGTCCACTCGACTTTCGGTTTCGAGAAAAAACGTCGGTCAATATCGCCTGTCTCGACATCCATCAGCATGTTGGTAATTGTCCTGTATGCTCCAAACTCCATCGTCCCTATAACAGCATTCTTATGGTGATCATCGTTATCCTCTTGCTCATCATTCTCTTTCTCGCCAAAAAATGCTTTACGATGTAAAGACTTTCTGCTGGATCTTGGGATAAACAATATCATCATACGGTGCGTCGGAAAAAGCACGAAGGATCGCCTCTTTTAGATTCATCCGATTCTTTTCCTCGTCGACATATTCCGTGATCCGTATCGGACTAATCCTTCCACTTTCTTGTATTTCCTCTTTCTCTTGTATCTCTTGAGGAGTCGTTGTCGTTGTCGTTGTCGTTGTGTTGATGGTGGTAGAAAGAAGAGATCTCAATTCTTCACACGACTTTCTCTCCCATGATTTTTTATAACCCGGAAGCAACCGAACCTTTTCAAGGATCAATTCTTTCTTGGTCATTTTGGTTTCTTTGACCTTGGGTGTGGTGGTGGTTGTCGTGGTTGTCGTGGTTGTCGTGGTTGCGGGAAGAGGAGGCAGGGGTCCATGCTTTTTCTCCGATTCTTCAATAAATCGCAACAACTCCGTCTTATTCTTACCTTGGATGTATTTCTTGAACGGAATGTTGTAGGAAGCCGATAGTCTCTCCGCATAAGAGAGTAGAACCTCGGACTTGGTCTTTGCAGTCAGAGTGGCAGTGGTTATGGTTTCCATGAATTATTTTTGATCAAAAAGACTTTATATTCAAAAAAATATAAAGTTTTGATTCCCTTTTCATTTTTTTTTTTCTCTCCGAAAAAAAAATCGACCTCTACTTGAAGTATCCCGACATGGTACCACCGCCAGAGAGCATTCTTGCCGTGGTCGTGATGGGCGCAATCCTCTGTTGCCACTCACGATTACTATTCTTGTGCATCAAGCGTTGTTGCAATTCTGTGCGATACTGAATCTGATTGTCCGTATAATTCTGATTCGTATACGTCCTCAACGCATCCCCTTCCAGAACCTTTTGATTGGCGGCCCCGATGGTCGGCAGACCCCCATAGATATCCAAATTATTCCTCGTGATATAATTAGGCTGTGTCTGTTGATCAATATCATCATAATAAAATCGTGGTTGACCCGTCAGCGGTTCGATATACGAGCGATACGATGTACCGTATCCCGTCAGACGCGGGTCATAAATCTCATTCCTTAACGGTGCCCCAAAATTCTGACTATTATACGGCTCCACCGGCACCGGTTTTACTGTCGCAGGATCATGTTCTACGTATTTAAAGACCTGGGTCTTGTCATCGAAAGAGGAAGTGGTGGGTAGGAAAGGTTGATTCATAGAAATCCCGAGATTAGACATGCTTGCATAGGGTTGATTGACCTGTGATTGGGTGTAGACACCGGGTTGTAAAGGGATGCTGAAAAGGTTCTTGTTGTATTCTGTCATAGAGGGTGTTTTCTGACAGGCGTCGGCACGATAATTGACGGGCAACTCGTATCGCAGATTGTCTGGATCATAGCCACATTGTCGGTCAACGTAGGGATCGGGTTTGGTCTGATTATAGAGTGTTTGATTGTAATAATTGGATCGCACGGCGTAATTATTGTACTGTTGCTCATCGGGTGAGTAATAATCCTCTCGAATGGTACGCTGTGGATGTTGTGGGTGTTGTGGGTGTTGGTGCTGTGGGTAGCGTGGAGGTGGAGGTGGTGGTGGTGGTCTTCGTTGTTGCTCTTGAAAATGAGGAACCCGATGATCCTGGTATCCTCTGAATTCTTGGCGTACACGATTATGCGCTTCTTGCCGTGCCGAGAGCGGTCCCTTCTGTGAAGATGGATACGGTTGCCCAAACTCGGGCTTCTCGGGCTCATAATCGTATTTCGCGTACATTTCCCGAATGGGAGGAACAGGGGGTGTTTCTTGGGAAGACACCACGTACCCATTCTGCCAGAATTCGACGCGTTTCTGATCATTGATCCCACTGGGTACAATAAAATCATTAGGTTGCCAGGATCCAAAATCAAAGATTGGATTAGGAATAATGGGTTGAACCAGCGTCCTGGGATTCGGAGGACCCGCATAAGACTGATTCTGACCGTACGAGGCCTCGATGGGTATATTCTGATTCATATACGGAAGCGATGTCTGTGGATCCATGATCTGTGGATTGTCCTCCAGGACATTAAAGGTCATCGCGGGATAGACAGGTAAAGGCGTCGTGCGACACGGCGCCGTGGGAGAGCCCGTGAGGGGTGAAAACTCAAATTCATTGGTTCCCTGATTCCAAGCGGTAGGAGGCACCGGTTCCAACACCGTATCTACCTTGCCATAATACTCGATAAAATTTTCCTTCTTGGAAGGCATGGCCTTGATCAGATAATAGGCACCGATGATGAGAAGCACCGAAACCGCAAGAAAAAGGACATCATAGGAAATATTCGCGAAAAGCATGATGAGAAAGATGAGAAGAACAATCCTCGTAATGCAATTCATCTGTTCCTCGAGCCCCATGGATCGCGTAGGGACGAGATAAAAGGAATGAAATAAATAAGAAATATCCTCGACCCAAAACTTGCTCATTTGTTGAAACAATAAAAAAGGTTTTTATTTTTTTTTTACAAAGAAAAAAAAAAATATTCATCCATTAGGGAGCGAATCTCAGATGCTTAGACCGGCATCACAATAAAACGATTCTGTAAATTCATTCATAAACATATCCCTTCTCTACGGTTAATACATCCCCCTTGCTCATCACATAATGCGCCAATTGCATATTCCCCGCCGTGAAACTTGCCTGACACATTCTCATATAATACTCATACAACAAATATTGCTTCTTCCCATAAACCTCCTCGATATGATCCTTAGCCCATTGCAACCGCATCGCCCATTCTGAGAGGGTTCTGGCATAATGTTGTCCACCAAACAATTCCGTGTGATGAATCTTGAGATCCGTCTTGTCCACGGCCTCATCAATCCATGATCGATGAGGAATCTGACCCCCGGGAAAAATATGGGTCGTCACAAAGGTATCATTTTTGTTGTATGCGCGAGAATCATGTCGGTCACGAGCATCGATGATGGTATGAAGAACCAAACGACCCTCGGGTTTCAAGAGTCGCGATACCTTGCGAAAGAAGGCCTCGTAATTCTCCTGACGCACATGTTCAAACATACCAATGCTATAAATGGCATCATAGCCATCCTCTTCCAGAGACGCCGGTTCCTCCATATCGACAAAAGGAACGAGGAGCACCCGTACGTTCGGATTCCTGGTGCAAAGATCGGTTTCAATGCTATTCTTCTGGTTCTCCGACAGCGTCACGCCCGTGATCATGCATCCCGTCTTTTTAGAGATCGTATTCATGATATATCCCCAGCCACAACCGACGTCCAAAACACGCGCGCCTGTTCTATTCTGCAGACCCAGTTTTCGAACGACATACTTCACCTTGCGCTCCTGCGCCATGTCCAGTGTATCTGTTTCCTTCTGAAAAAAACCACAAGAATAGGCCTGATAAGGATCGGTCAGGAAAAGCTTGAAAAAATCATTCCCCGGTGCGTCATAATGATGACGGATATTCTCACTATCCGTCCCAAAATTCCATGTCTTCAAGGCGAGACGATGACGTCCCAGACCCTCCTTCCGTCGTTCATTCAGCACGAATAAAAGAAGCAACGATTCCAGACTTTCCTCCCCTGCATACCACACCTCCGAGGTGTATGCTTCTCCCAGACCGATCTCTCCCCTGCTTAAGAGCGCGTGAGTAAATCGTACCTCGTCCCGAATCACTATAATACCACACGGCTTCCCTTCTCCTTTTTCAAGAAGGATTCTCCCGGCTTCATTCTTGATGACCAGTTTTCCCTTCTCAATGCCCGATGCAATGGCCGGTAACAAAAATTGCTCAAAAAGGCAACGATAGACCACAGGGGTGGTCTCCGAAACAATACGTAAACCCGTCTTCTCTATAGTATCCAGCGCTGTAATGATGTGAGGTGTCAACAGATCCATTGGTTTTTTTTTAATCATGTCCTTGACCAGCAAAAAAAAAAAGAAAATCATTTTTTTTTTTACAACGATTCAATCCAACAACTATCAAGCCACGTAGAGATATAAGGATGTATCGTCCTCGGCTCGTTCCAAATACTCTTTCTCGATCAATTTTTCAATCATCGTCTTGATCATCTTGGATTCCATTGTAATCGTGGACTGTCTCATGACCTCTTGGACAAGATCCCTATGAGACATCTTTTTCCTTGCCTTCATGATACGAACGATAATCGCCTCCACATAAAATTTCCGATCTTCTTGAATTTTTTCCTGCACCTTGGGAGGATCTACCATGATTGTAGGCAGTTGGAGAGTACTTCGTTTGGAAGAGAAATCATAATTCAAAGAGAACATATCGGTCTCTCTGATTTTATGGTCGGTCATGGGATTTTTAAGAAGCAATTTATGAGAAGCAAAGACAAGGGAATGAAGGATAGGAAACAGGAGGGAAAAAGATAATCGGGTGCCTTTGGAGATTTCTTGTAAACTGATTTGTTTGTCTGGCAAAGCTCGATCCGCCATCCACAATAAAACGATTCCTTGAAGGAATCCGCAAAAAATGTCGTAGCGTCGGTTTTTACCGGCGTTATAGATTCCTTGCAGATGAAAATTGCTAAGATGATGCTGCCAGGTGATCCTACGGGTAGAATAATATTCTGTAAAAAAGGCCTCAAAGTGGGCCATGCACCGTGTCACCAAAGGGGGAAGCGGTACAGAATCATCGGGTGCCAAAAAAGAAGGCCAATGACTGCCGGTAAGGAGTCGCACCGTTCCTTCCGGGGACGGGATGTATTCGGTGGTCAGCAATTGGGTGGTATAATCGAACCTCATTCCTTCCATCCGACTCGTAAACTGATAACCAAATCGGAGTTTGAGTGAGGAGAGAAGCGTCTTTTCCCATTCCTGAGAATGTGTCCGATTCATAAATAATCGTTTGGCCATATCTCTTCGAAGCGTCTCGGCGATCACATCGGATTCGGAATGATAGCCCAACAACTCACAAAGAACATGAATCCGTGACTCGAAAACATTGCCAACGCGCATAATACGATCCAGATATTGAGTTAATCGAGACGGATTCTTATTCACAATCTGTCGCAAAATCTGATGATATGCTTGTTGAAACAAAACATGATCCCCAAGATCACGACGCATCATGACCACCATTTCCTCATGAGCCTCCAAAAACCGTTCAATATCCTCGTCCATACTGGTTTCCAACTGGAACAATGCATATTTTGTAAAATCTTGACTCATCCTTATCATCGCCTCTTCCATTCCGGCGGTATGAAATAGTCTAAAAAAGAGATGAGTCATGAAGGAATCCCGATTCTTCAATGACTCCAAAAACGCATTGTGGACGGTGGAAAAAATTTCAGAAAAATAATCTTGCAAAAGTTTACGATGCATTAGAGATCGCGCAGGAGCCAGTGTTTCTTCTTTCATGAAAATCTGGACTCGTTTTTCCTCCGCTTGAATCTCTTGATCCACCCGTATCATATACTCGCACGGTATCAACTCACGGGCATGAGTAGCAGTGTATTCCTCCAGAAAGGACCCGAGTTCTCTCAGATATTCCATTTGCAAAAAGAGATACGATGTTTTGTCTGTAGTCAGCATCGCGTCCAGACATCGTTTTATAAAGAAAATATCCTCCTCCAGCACCATCCTTTTAATATCACAACGATCCTTTATGACGAACCGATTATAAGCATGATACAGTGGATACGCCGAATAATTAAACACCGTCTCTTGAAAAATCTTGCAGGAAGATTCCTCCAGCGACAGATAATTATTGTTCCGTATGTATCCTCGGTTCAGGTACATGAGAAATCGACACATCCAATTCTGAAAGAGGATAAATATATCATAAATCCTTATCCATTCAAACATCATACTGTCAAGATCGTATTTATTCAACTCGTACGAGCATCGGTCACAAAATTCTTTCATCATGTTTCCAAACTCTTCATACAAAAAACCAGAATGGTTGTGATCCCGGTGGATGGCCATATCATAACAAATAGTGTAGATTTTCATAAACTCTTCATTCGTAAATAGCCTGCTCTGTAGCATTCTATTCGGTAGACTGAATAGACGATCCTGTAGATTAACTATTTCTAATTTGACGAGCGGCCATTCTTCCATGATATGATTTTTGGTTTTCAAGAAGAAAAAAAATCATGTTAGGGTATTTCCATTTTTTTTTTTCGAGGTAGAAAAAAAAACACAAATCGCCGAGGTATGATGGAAATTAAGGATTGTAAGGGTCTCCAATTTTTACGAACTCAAGGTCAGAAAAGTCACATGATCGATCTCCTAAATATTTCATTTAAAACCACGGATGGGGACGATATTTTATCAAGTATGGAGAATTCTCATCAATACTACATTTTGCATAAGCATAGGATCGCATCCATCTTGTCTCTCAAGGAAACTGCGCTCTCGAGAACGGGAAATTACATACCTTTTATGATCTACAATGCATGTACCCATCCTCGATTCCAGAATCGCGGATTTATGTCTAATCTTCTTGCGCACGTGGTCAAAACACTTGTCACTGACCGTCCAGGGTATCTTTTTCTGGAGGTTTTGAAAAACAATACATCGGCAATAGGTTTGTACCACAAAATGGGTTTTCGTGCCTATAAAGATTTTGGAGAAGGAGTGCTCATGCGCAAACGGATCCCTTCTCGTCGATTTTATACCGAAGAAGTGTTGTATCCACCACAGCGTTCACATCGGTAAATGGTCATCATCATCCTCGTTGTCGTCATTGTCATTGTTGTCGTCGTAAGACAATCATTGCACAAAAAAGTACATTCGGTTTCTTGTTGATGTTGTTGTCCCAAGGGAATGGATAAATTTTCTTGCATTTCCTTCACATATTCACCATATTTTTCCCAATCCATATCGATGGTCGTCTTTTTACACAAGGGGCATCGAAAATTACCCGTCTTGAGAAGCTCCTTCATACACTGTGTATGCATCCAATGACCGCACCGTGTACGATACGGTGTCTTGACCCCATAATACAATGTCTCCAGGCACACACAGCATTCCTCCCCCACATCCACCATGGCCTTGGGACATGAGTGTTCCCCTTCCGTACCCACATAACACAAATTGCATAGATCACAATGCCTGCGCTCCTCGGGTGCAAGACGATAACATATCCTACACCCCTCGCAATGATAGATAGGTCGTGGCGACCAGAGATTGCATTTCTCGCAAAAATAAGAAGCAAATTCAATCCCACAACCTGTACAGCCATTGGATCGTGGCTGTGGACCCTCTCCACAAGCCGTACAGCGCACCTCCTGGATAGCATAACGATCAATAGAATGAGTCTGCACCCTGACATCATGACAGATACGACACGCGTGATATTCCTTGCAACAGGGCGCCAAAATCTCACAATGGATTCCCTCGTAATGCTCACACATATTTTTTTATATATCTTTCTTTCCACTCTTCATTTTAAATCTGTTCAATGCATTATGATCTGATGACCCGCACTGTGGTTGTTGCCCATGAGCTGACGTTGTGGCATGATGACCACGAGATTATCATGGACCATCTTCTTGAAAAATTTCTTTTCCTCGTCCGTCAAAAACGTTTCCTGTAACTTCTGAAAAATCTTTGAAATCTTTTCTTGTTTCTGTCCCTGACTCAGAGATGCATCCTTCATGATCGCCTCTCGCTCCGCAAAAAACTTTTGCCCGGTAACTGTCATGATCCGCTGTCTTTCTTTGGCACCATTCTCTATAATCTTCTTCTGTTCCTTGATCGTACTATCATTCATAATGACCTTAATCTTATCCTCCAACTTTTTCATGGCATCTTCTACATCCTTGCGTTCCTTCTTGGTACCATCCTCCAATGTCTTGTTGATCATCGTCACGCCCTTTTGGACAATCATACCTTGTTCCTTGAATTGTTTTCCCAGAGAGTCGTAATTAGAATACGCCGTAGGAAGAGTCGTCAGTGTCTGTTTCATGAAAAAAATGGGTTTTTTTTTTGTTTCCAAGAAAAAAAAAAAGTTTTTTTCCAAAATTATGAATCGGGCCTCAGCAGACCCTGCACCTGACTGACCGTATCTTGCCATGAAGTCACACGGCGTCCTTGAACCCGCGGATCGTGGTAAATCTCATAATCATTCCCTCCCTTCTCTGTTTTGTCTCCAAAGAAATAAACGGTATCGAATTCGTCAAGGGGAAGGTGTTCCAAACAAAAGGTTTTATTGAGCCCACGAGGAAAGACATCAAAACTAATCTGTCCTCCGATGCCATATTCCACGGGCATTTCCGATTCCGGGAATTCTTCCTTGAGGTTCATAATCATGGTCTCGCGGATACGATGCTCTTGATCATAAATCTCAAAATCATCTCTCTGTTCTTGAGAACAGTTTCTTCCCACGGGAGAAATGTTGAGCATAGACTTGCGATATTCGATAAAAGTACCGGTCTTGACAGGAAGCTCAAGGGTGCAGAGATACAATAGCACATAATTAATAAAACGATTGAGGGTCGATGGAGAGATGAAATGGGTCAGGGAATACTCATGGCGAAGGACGCCTTTATGATAAAAGACGAGACCGTTTTCAGAAAAGGCGTACTCAAAAAGATCCGTCATTTCCTTTTCTCCCAATTGTTCTTGTGCCTTGATCCGATCGGATCCACCAACGATACCAAGAGTCACTCCAGGTACCGATTTCCAGGATTGAAGATGTTGTAGCATCTCGGGGTCAATCCTTTTGCGAGGATCGGTAAGAGTGCCATCAATATCAAAGAGAAGCAGGATCATTTTATTATAAGAAATAAGAATAAAAAAAAATAATTATATTGAACATAAGTAAAATGAACATTGTTCTTACCTGTCTTGTCAATTTCCAGCCTTATATTCTTGACAACATCCGGCAGTTGCATCGTCTGGGACATGACCAGGAAAATATTTTTATATTGTGTAACCAATTTATGGTTCCACAATTTGGTACTGTGAAAGAGTACATTACCATAATCGAGGTGGAAGAGTTGGAGGGACAAGAAGATGAATTTCGATATGACGATCGTTCGGGTTTGGACAATGGATTTCGCGGTGGTTTCTGGAAATTAACGTCGTCGAGGTTTTTTGTGATTCACCGCTTTATGAAGAAATACAATGTCCGTGACGTCCTCCATTTGGAAAATGACGTGGTCATGTATTACCACGGCAACGAGCTAATGTCCTATCTGAATCCTACACGGATGTATCTGCCGTTTGATAATTATGAACGAAATATCGCCAGTATCGTCTATATTCCTGACGCCAATGTCCTTGGTGGCGTCCTACGACACTATGATATGGGCAAGAACGATATGTATAATTTTTCATCCATTGCCAAGAAAACCAACCTCATTGATCATTTTCCCATTTTTGGTTTGTGATCTTCTTCTTATTTTGGTTTTGGTTTTGGTTTTGGCTTCTTGCTCAATTCTTGCAAAATCGTATTTACTATAGTCCTATTGATATCTGAGGGATATTTCCAAAATTGGTAAGGATAACGTTGTTTCATACGCCCTGTGATGTCTCGATAAATTGTTAGTAACCAGAATCCTTTATCATGTAGACAGGTGTCTATGTGGTCAAAGATTTCCCTTACTGTTTTACCATAATTATCTTTTAAATCATAAATTTTTTGTCTTTCCACCGGAGATAATTCGTCCAAAACATTGGTGATATAATTAGACATGGCGACTTCACCAATTCGTGCATCTTTTTGTCCCCTTTTTAAAAATAATAATAGAAAGCCTAATTTTCCAAGCAAATCAATAGCTTTGAAAAATTCTTCTCTCAACATTTGGTCCGGCTTTTTCGGCTTTTGGTCCGGCTTTTTCGGCTTTTGGTCCGGCAATCCCATTTTCAATCTTAGTTGCTTCACGTTTTGACGATCAAGATGCGGATGATTAAGAAAAATTTCTTTGGCTTCGTCATCATTCCATATTTTTTGACCAGAACGTCCCAGTGGATCTAAATCTCCATACGGTGAGGACATGAGATAATCTAATAACTCATCAATAGAATGACAATAACGATAAGGAGTAATAAAAAGCTTTCTTGGATCCAAATTCAAGATAGGTTCATCCATCACCATCGTCTTGGCGTTTTTACATCGCATCAATTCTCGTAATAAATTTTCCACATATAATTCTTTGTTCATACCGTTTGGAAATTTACCATATCGATTCGTGAAGAACAAAATGCGTTTGATATCTTCAATCGTCAAGGAGCGGTATATATCTTTAATTTTTTCGATATGAGATTCTATCGCCTGCGACACCGGAATATACGTGTCTTTGTTGATTTTGATGTTCAGATCCGGACAGATTTCCTTGAGAAGGCGTTCTATGTACGTATAACTCTTGCTTCGAACCGCATCCAACAACTGAAATTTTTTGGCTAAAACTGTAGACATTTCTTTTTTAATCCCATAAAATAAAATAAAAAACAAATGGGAAGATTACAACAGATGAGAAAGGTGCGTGCCGAGGTCGCAAACACAGAGCCATGGAAAAAAATCAAGGCCGTTCCACGTACCGGTCTTGAGGAGATGTTTGTGACCGGAGAAAAAATCCAATCCATCTGTACCGTCTATTTGACCAACAGCAATTCCATCCCCAATCCGTATTTTGGTAACGAGCCCTCGAAATTTATGAATGTGAGTTTTATTCCTACTCCCTCGTACGACAATCCACGCCTCGTCTTTTGTTTCACGCACTGCATCCCCGATCTTGCTCTTCGCATCCATCTCTTTCAAAATGATTTTGTACTCGTGTCCCACAATTCCGACCATGAGATTCATGAAAATGAGACTTCCCGAAAAATCCTGCAATGCTCTCGTCTTTTACATTGGTATTCTCAGAATGTCTGTATGGAACATCCCCGTTTGTCCGTCGTGCCCATTGGACTCGCCAATTCCCAATGGTCACACGGAAATACCGCGCCTTTCTTGCCTCTCCTACACAACCCTCCTCAAAAGACCCGTCAAATCTATTTTAATTTTGGTATTGGTACTAATCCAAGTAAACGACAGCCTTGTCATGATATCTTGAGGAGCCAGAAAAACCTGGAATGGTTGCCACACATCGATCCCACGGCGAATTTGAAACGCCTTGCCGAGAGCGAGTTCTGTATTTGTCCCGAGGGTAATGGCGTGGATACGCATCGACTTTGGGAGGCCCTGTACTTACAAGTCGTGCCCATTGTTCTCCGAACGCCATTTACGGAAGCCCTTCAGCGACAGTTTCCCATGATGCCCATCGTAATGCTGGACAGGTGGGAAGAGTTGGATCCCGAAGCGCTGGATGTTTCCATGTATGAGTTTGATTCTTTTCTTCCCATCATCGATGTTTTAGAAATACAGAGATCCATGATTGAAAATTGATTTCAAAAAAATAAAAAAATAAAAAATAAAAATTCCAACATAAAAAATGTATTTGCAATTCTTTCTATTTTCGTTTCTGATTGTAATTACCATCTTTCTCATTTTACTATTGGTAAAAATACAAAACAGGACAACGATCACAACGATAGAAGAATATGAATGCTCCAGTGACTCTGATTGTACCGCGGATAGTAACGGAAAATGTACCAAAAATAAGTGCGTCTATACTTCTGAATAAACGACTCCTAAAAAAGAACCGTATCGGACGACACCTCCAAAAAAAAAAAGTCTTTTGATAATTTTAAATTTTTTTTTTTAAAATCCAAACACTTTCTATTTTTAATTTTTTGTCAAGAATCATTTCAACACCCAGCCACTCCTATCTCTTCTTTTCCTGCCTATTAGGTAGTCCTTTCCATGAAAAACATGTTTTTTTGGTAAACAATCCCCCAAAAAAAAAAAACTTTTAAATATTTTAACTATTTTTTAAAAATCGAAAACATTTTCTATTTTTTGAAATTTGGTTTCTGTCGTCAGGAGATGGTTACTACCAGATGCCTGTTGGAGTCAAGAAGAGGATGACATTTTAATTCTTTTTTTTTCCCAGAAAGAATAAAAAAATGCAAGTCAAAGATCATGATATTATTATTGTCGGAGGAGGGATTAGTGGACTTTTTCTTGCCTATCGTCTTCTGATGGAAGATCCCAAGATTCGTCTTCTTATCATTGAAAAGGGTAAGGAAATGGGTGGAAAACTACAGACAGAATATTCCACGTCCTCTAACAACGAGATGAAAACGGTTCTGTATGAAAAAGGTCCGTGGAGGATCAGTACTTCGCACACCCATATGATCCGGCTCTGTCACAATCTCGGTGTCCCACTGCATCCTTTTCCTGAAAACATTGTCGATGGATATTACGATGTGAATACCAAACGGTATTCCTGTTCGGCACCCGCAACCCAAAATCCTACGAACCCCGGACTGTCGGCTTATGATGAGCTTATTTTGCATCGTAATCGATCTTTCGCACGAGATAAAGAAGACAGGACTGGATATCCCGATATCCTGGACATGACGAGCGTGATCGATGTCTATGAGGCCCAGAATCCTTCGTCGTATCTATGTTTAATGACGGGATTTTCGGGACTCATCCAGGCTCTTGTGGACACGCTGAAAGCATTAGAAAATCGATGCTCATTTCTCAAGGAGGCGTTGGTTACCGACGTTGTTTATGACAACAAGAAGAAGCATTATCGTCTCTCTATCCAGAAAAGAGAAGGATCGAATGAATTTCATGAGAGGACAGAAATCGCACCACGTGTGGTACTGGCGTGTCCACCTTCGTCTTTCCAAGACTGGAGCATCGCGGATTATATGAGACCACTTCTGGCAAGCGTGCGTCCGGTCTCTCTTCATCATATCTATGCCATGTCGCCACAGCGACCTTTGCTTTATAATAATAATATTGATAATTTTCACATCAATACCAACAGTGCTCTATGTCAGATCATCAGCAGTCCATACCCGACAGCACCCTCCAACCACTGGTTCATGATTTCTTATTCAAGCGGTCGTATCGCGGATTTTTGGGAACGATTGTGTATAGCTCATCCGTTGAAATTTAGAGAGAAGATTCGTAAGGAGGCCTCGACATTTCTTGGAAAGACACAGACACGCGCGCTTCAGCAAATCAAGAATTATTATTGGAAGGAGGCCATTCATGAATGGACACCTTCTTTTGGTATGGATATGAAACGCATGTACCGCTTGGCCATGATCCCTGATCCCATTCATCTCCCGGATCTCTTTATTATCGGAGAGGCCTTTTCTCCACTCCAGGGATGGTGTGAGGGTGCATTGGAAACCGTAGAAAATTTGCTTGCGGAAATAGTACACCCTTCTCCACCCGTTATAGAAGCGTTGCCAATCCAGCATGTGATTTACCGATCACGGGTATTGGATGTGCATCGATGGATGTCTCGTCACCCGGGAGGCGCCCAGGCCCTCGAAAATCATTTAGGAGAAGATATCACTCAACTTTGGGATTCCATCCACAACACCCTCCAAAGCAAGGCAATGATTGCAGCACTCCAAGTGGGATGGCAACACTCCCCCACCACCATGATAAAATTGATTTAAGAAGGATGAAAATCTTAATAAAAAGAAAGACCCACCGATAGCTCAATTGGCAGAGCTCCCGACTGTAGAGGTAAAAACAAAGCAATCATCGGGCGGTCGTGTGTTCGATTCACACTCGGTGGATTATTTTGATTCTGCAATCAAAATAATAATCAAGGTAGTGCGCCAGTGGAAATAAAAATCGTCTTCTTTCTTTATGGATGTCGATAAACCCGATTGAAAAACCATAAAAAAAAAATTTAAAAATAGAATAAATGCCCTCCTTTTTAGCCAAAAAACTGCAGTTGTTGGATGCGGTTCGACAAAAAAATTTTCGCCAAGTAGAGGCTCTTCTCAAGGAAATCTGTCCGGAATTGCAAATGAAAATAAACCGAGACACGTTCCTTCAAGTGTCGCGGGCAGTAGAATCTCATATCGATACCATCAAAAAAAAATACCGCTCACTGACCATCAATGATATCAAACGCATTTTACAAACTACGGGCTTTATTCCTAATTGGCGATATAGGAAAGAAGATTATGTAGACTGCTTATTGAGAGAATTGTCTCGTTGCAAGAACCAGGAGACCATGGTGATGGGGGAGCCGATCATGAAATTGGATCCGAAGAAGCTTTACATTACTCCTTCTCGATATTGTCATTGTATTGATGATTTACTGGAATATCTAAAGTCTTCTCCGTATGGGAATACAGATCCACTGGGACGCCACAATCAAAGTATATGGACAAGTAACTCGGAAAAAAAAGTGTTTTTGGAACATCCTTATCTTCCTGAAGCAGATCTGAAAGAATTAAAATTGAAAATAGTCAGTGAAAGAACGGGACAACCGTGTTCCAAGGAGTTTTTCGAAGCCATCCTAAAACTTGAAAAATTAGCGATTCTAATACTGGATCTACCCAGCGGTCAAGACAACGCGCGAAATGCTGAATTGGCCATGTCGGAATACATCACCACTGTTCTGGACGCATTAACTCAAGAAGATAAAGATAAAATATATAATTCAAAAACTCCCTATGGAAGAACGGTGAGACAAATCTTTGACTATCAAGATATATGTCTACATGTAAAAGCTTATGCATTAAGAGAAATTTGCAAACACATTTTAGGACTCGTTAGACAATTACAACTTTAACAAATTTTTTGATTGAGTTCTGTCACAAGAAACAAACAATTCATGTAAAACCAGGGGGAGGTGGAGGAATCCTAAAATCAATGTAGACACTATTTCTGGCCTTGGTAAGATAAAGAGGCATAATCTTGGACCCGCGGAACTCGGTATAAAGATGAAGACGTATACTCCATTTTTCGTTGACCACGACGTCAAAGGTGATATGATGGAGGGTTTCGTTGTTGCTGGTGTGTAGTGGATAGATGATGACAAATTTATCACGTTCATGGAGATACATGTTACGGAGCGTCAAATATTCTAATTGGGTGTCCACGGTAGATCTCATATTCATTGTGAAGATGTAATCCATGACTTTAGTTGAAATCCCCATATTGTCAAATTCCATGAAAGTTTCTTGTTCTTGTGATTCCTGTTTAAAAAGCGTGAAAGTAGTAATAGTAGTGAAAAAAATTAGGGAGGGGGGAAGAAATAGTGAATAATCCATAAACGTCTCTCTTTCTGAGAGGGATATCTGCCCCGTCGGCTTCAGTTTTTTTCTCTACACAGTAGATGGTGATGATGGTGTGATAATAAAGACATTGACCGCGTTTTCCGTGTTGGGAACACACGGTAGACCAAGATTAGGCGCTGCCAGTCCGGCATCCAATAGATTGATATAGAAATAGATGAAACTCATTTCTATCGTTTCTCAAGAAAGAAAAATCTGTTTTCTTTCTTTATTCGAGTCTATAATATTAAATTTCTAATAATTTTTTTTTTGGTTGCTTAAAAAAAAAAATAAATCATAAATAATGACACTACCATCTTTTAACAAACCACGTTTTATCAAGGACGTGAAAGCAAAAATATTGCGTAACGACCGAACGGTCATCCAGGACATGGAAATGGAAATGGAAAATGTAGAGCAACAAGATCTCTTGGACATTATTAATTACGCCTTGGAAAATAACAAAATCCCCATCGCCTATACTATCTTTGATTTGGGTTATCTAAGACCGAATACCTTTCTGTTAAAAGATTGTGTGCTGGGCCCACAACCCTGTAATCTCCTGACCCTTGTACGCCACTATCCTGGATTTGTAGATCGTATATTACAAACGAATGAGAATTTTGCGTTGGAGTTGAATGACCGAGGAAGGAGTTCCTTGTTTTACACGATCACCGACGGTTCCATGGATGCGGTCCTCCATAATGTAAGAATCATCAAGAAAAAAAAAAATCAATATCTCTTTCATCAAGACCATAAGGGTAATACGATTCTCTTTTTTTGGGCATTGAGGAAATCGTCCATGAATGATTTATTTGATATTTTGCATTATATTCTTTCCGGACTCTCCCCTGAAGAAAAAGTGGAATTAATAGAATCGTTAAATAGCAATCAAAATTCGGCGCTCGACATTGCGAATGAGGTAGGAAACCGTGACGCCATTATCGTTCTTTCTTTTTTCCTCAATCAGGCTCGTCGAGAAAAAGGAGATATCCCTGTGGGAGAAGAGAGAAAATGGCAGAATGGTATTGGAGGAATGGATGCAATCCAACGTGCACGACTTCGATCGGCGTGGGAAAGAAAACATGTGCAACATTTCGGCGGGGGTATGGAAGAATCCAAAGAGAAGGAGTTTATTACGACCACACAAATTAGAAGAAGATTTCCTGAATTTTTTTAGTTCTTCTACAATGGAATGACATAAAGCGAATGAGAAGACTGATGGTCTTCCCATGGTATCTTGACCGTCATCGTTTTATGACTATGGATGGAGCGAGCAGGAATTAAAAAACGCCAAGGCATGGTCGGAAGAAGATGACACGCTTCACATAAATCATAGTCTGCACATTCTTGACATCGATAACGTGTTCCCGTAAAATTATACGTACCGCATCGATCACATGCATACCCGATATGAGGTCGTTGTAACAAACAACGTAAGAACATGGTCTTATTGAGGTGGAATTCCTGGTAAAAATTACGGATACGCCAATCCACGTAAATCTTGGATGCCGTGCAAAAAATTTCATCCATAGAGACCTGTTGATAACGAAGGATGATTCTGTCATATAAATCATTCAAAGCAAGAAATACCCTGTCGTGATACGTTTGATAGATTTTTCTCAGGGTCTCGAGTTGTTCTTCACCGCGATCCCGATTCAATAGAAGGATGACTTTGGTTTGGGGTTGGGGTTGTGATGCCTCATCATGTTCTTTCCACGGTTGCAAATATTTCTCTTCAATGACCGTGCAAGTTGCATTTTGGAGTAAAGAGATCAGGTCATTTCGTCCCAAACGGTCCACCCAGCGCACGCTACCATCCTCTTGGATACGCTTGACAAAATAGATGTTAGAACTCTCCTGACTTCCATAACGACGATCGGCCCACAAAAGGACTTCTCCGCGTTCATTGGTATACTCCATCAGCTTGGTGAGTGGCTGTCGTTCTTCTTTCGATGTGAAACGCTGGATGGGAAGAATGCCTTCACCTTCACGGTAATCGCACAACCAAAAGTAGAGGGGATCCTTTCCAGCAACAGTGGCAAAAAAAGTATTTTTTTGCCGTAAGGAGAACAACGTTTCTCCACCCATCATCATGGTTTGGAAACCAGGGGTGTCCATATCCATCATACCACGACCCTGTCTTTCTCTCAAAGAATTTTCTTCTATTATTCTCAAACGTATCCACACGATGGATAAATAGATGTGCAAAGAAATTTTTCCATCTTTTCTCACAAAACCAGACTCGGGTGTTATCTCGGATCGTTTGATCAATCGATGGGTTCCCCAATTAGAAGAGAGAGATGTGAAATGATGAGACGGACAATTCCATTGTCGGGGTGCTCCTTTGTCTGGATCTCGATCAATCATGATATTGAATTCCAACGTAATTTTATTATCCGTTTCCAAATAGACCGACACAAACGGTCCATCGACGAAACTCATGTTTGGATTTCCAAAAGGATCAATAATCATTCTTATTTTTGTCGCCGTTGTCGTCGTATCCAAGGGTTTCCATGGCGTGAAAATCCGAGATCCCGAGTTCTCCCAATCCAAATCAAAATCTATAGTCATCTTCTCTTCTTTCCGATTACGATCACGAATCATGGCCCTCCAATCGTACAGATACGAAGATAAGGTAGAGCAACGTGGATACAAAACAAGCGCTGCCTGTTTCCAATACGCGTCACGATCTACCACCTCCAGAAAGGTCCGAGATAAAAAAGTCGATGTCGTCAACATCTCGGCATCCATAAAGGAAACGATCTTTCCAAGAATCTCTACAGGAAAATCATTCATAAATTAAAAAATAGTTGTTCCGTTCAGTGTTATGTGTATATTTTTTTTTCCTTATAAAAAAATATTTTCAATCGCTTATCGTCATTTAATTTTTATTGATTTAAAAAAAACAATAGAGAATATGAAAAAAATGAATTTGGTATTTTATACGTGCTTTTATGGAACCAATAATAATGTTGCATGTAGGATTCCAGAAATCCCTTCGCTAAAATATAAATGCTACTATTTTACAAATAATAGGAGAATTATCGAACAGCTGAAAAATACAAACTGGATAGGGGTCTATGATGACAAGCCTTTGACCGATGACCTGATAGAAAGTTGTATGCTTAGCAAGCATGTAAAAGTTGTTCCTCATGAATACTCTGAATTGAAAGATTATGATTATTTATGTTATTTAGATAGTAAATTAGAAAAAGTAAGCGAGGAATTCGTGGAACATTTCATTCATAAATATTTTGTCAAACAGAATTATGCGTTATTATTAAGAGAACACTGGTTTATTCATAATAATGTCTGGAGTGAATTTAACGCAAGTATGACTCAATGTAGATATGCGTTAGAAAAAGAAAAGTATATAAATTATATTAACAATCAGGTAAAGAATGGTTTAAGTGAATTAACCGAACATCATTGTGCGTCTGGATTTATGATACGAAATATGAAACACGAAAAAATAAAAGAATTGAATAACACTTGGTATCGTCATATACAAGAATGTGGCATTCAATGCCAAATATCCTTTTTCTTTGTGAAACAATTATTTTCTGATTGTATCTATCCGTTTACTGAAATCCCGTTTGTTTAGTATCCGGGTGTGGCGCGGTTTCCCATAAGTCTCTCAAGAATTCATCCATGTGGGGTTTTTGACCGAGAAGCGAAGTGTTGGTGATGGCTTCCATTGTCGCATCACAAACCCTTTTTCATTTAGGTTTTCTTTCTTTAAGCGGGTTATTAGGGTGGTTTAATCAACACAAAATTTCAAAACAAGCTACATAAAAAAAATCTAAAGTCCTGAAATGGTCATCGGGGAGATGTTGGACTTGAAGCACGCGTTGATCTCACTAATGTTCTCATTGACAAACTTCTCCGCCTCCTTAAGACGGTCAAAGAACTGAGGGAACGTGAGGCGTCGATTGGCCAGATCCGACAGCAGCTGTTCCGAGACCATGCTCAGGGTCTCATAGACGTCCAGCAGGCGCACATCCTTCTGGCGCTGAATCTCGCGGGCGATGAGCTTCTTCTTGTAAACGGTGTCGTCCATCTTGTTGCGCAGATACGAGATGCGCAGATCCGTGTTGTTCTGGTTGACTCTGTTACGCGAGCTCTCCACCTCATGATGCGCTGTATGGTTGAGGAACTGATGGACCCTACGGAACTTGTCACCAAGACCCGCAATGGAAGGCGTGTTGTCCCGCACCAGGTTGCTGAAATGCCAGTAGTTCCACACGGCACGACGGTTGCATGGATCCTGTTGCTGTCGCTGTTGAAGGTTCTCCAACCCGATGCGTGCCGCCCACTCGTAGTAATGCGGATTGTGCACAGGTCCCGTCTCAATCTTGCCCGTATTCCAATTCCAAGCCTTGTGGCACCCGATGCAAAACATCTGAGCACAACCTTCTGTCCTCTGCGTCCTCGTCCCACAGCTGGGACACGGCTTGGAAGACGATCGGATCAGATCCCAGGTCTGAAGATCGTCCTCGCGACATTCGTGAGCAGGCTGACCTCCCTCCTCTTCCTCCTCGGTCTTGGGAGGGACTATGACGTTGCAACGAAGACAGGTACTCTTGGTACAGAGGATGCAGTGCCCCTTGTTGTCGAGAAAGCCCTTGCAGTTGGCTGTCGCGCACTGACGGATGCTAAACGTGGTCGATCGGACAGCACCGCCCGCAGCCGCACCCCCACCTCCAGCCTCGAGGGCCTCGACGGGCTCATTGGGATGAGCCAGGCGGTACAGGATGGCATTATGACGTCTCTGGATCTGCACCTTGCGCTGGCGAAGGGCCATCTCCTCCTCGGCAATCTTGGTCAGCTCTTCCACCAACCCCTCCTTCTCCACCTCCAGCGCCACCATAGGCATCGTCTCGGGAAAGAAGGATTGCTCGCGACGAAAGAGGAGGTCAGAGCGCGTCGACTTCCACTGCGACGTCATGTAGTTGCGCGGCATCGTCTTGTTGACATAAAAGAGGTCCCAGGCGTGCTGGCAATGCATGCAGTGGGGGTCGTTGATGGTCGTATCGAAATACTTCTTGACACATTCCATGCACACCTTCTCCTCACAACGACCACAGTCCACCATCTTGCGCGAGGTCTTGTTGAACGGCGAGACACAGATGGAACACTCGGTGGGCACGGCTACAGCTACGGCGGGCGCAGGAGCCACGACGGTGTTAGAAGCAGAAGCGGTCGCCATGTTGATGTTGATTCGGTTGGGTTGGATCTGTTTATTCATATTGGGTGGAAATAAAAAGAAGTTAGTCTATTAATCTTGTGTGTTCAAGTCATCTCATCCACTGGCTGGGGAAAAAGGGGTCCCCGGGCTTCAGTTTTTTTTTTATCAAAGCATGGCATCATTTTATAATAACACATGTTAGTGAGACAAAAATAATTTGATCCGAATTATTTTTTTTATGCGATGATAAGAATGATTTGTTTTGTCAAAACGTAATGATCTGAACCGCCACGGGGCATTCCGGGATATTCCCGTAAAAACTGCTAAACACATTATTCCGCGTCGGATCGTAGCGGTACAAGAAATTCTTGCCGAAAATATTCCGTTTCCTGTCCGAATACGAAAGCTTGGGTTCCAGACGATCATACTCGTCTTTAAAGGCCTTGAGATTCATCACCGGAAGGATGACCACCCCTTCCCACTCTTTTCGTTTTCCCGTGATATCAATTTCGAAATTATCCGGGAAATAATGACCCAAGACCGATCGAGAATCCATCAGCTGGGATAACGGTTCGGGGACCAGGTTTTTACTGCTCTGTGGCAAGACCATCAACAACTGCAGGAATTGTGGAATCGGGTCATTCAATCGGAATCTCGGAAGCCGATACTGATTGTTGTTCATGTACGGAAAAAAATCTGTAAGAAAGGGTCCATACGAAAAAGGAAAAAACCAGGTCCAATCCGGTATCCCATTCTTGTAATAATTGAGGATCCATGACATCCCGTGTAGGTATTCTTCTACTACCGTGTTGACGGCCGTGCGAGGAGGATACTTGGCGGCATAATAATCCTTCTTGTATCCCTCCAGATCAATCACATGTTTATCGTCCACCAGCTTCATGTGTTTAACGACCAGCGGGTCGGGAAAGAAGGAGTGCTGTGAATTGTATTTTTTTTCCAGCATTTCCTTCTCCACCGCACCAAATTCTTGGATGAATCTTGAAAACGATTCCCGATTGAGTCCCAACAAAGGAGTGGCGGTTGTTGTCGTGGTGGTCGTGGTAGTAGTGGCAGTGGCGTTGCTCGTCACAGACGTCTTCATCTCATGCGTCAGATGACCATATACCTTTCCAATCTGTCGATAGATGGTCAGGATAATATCGATCGCGCCGTCGAGGATGGTAATGGTCGGTATCGTCGGAAGAAAATCATTACCGACAAAGAAACTCAGCAGAATAAAATCATTCAGGGCACAGTGTTTGTCAAACAACGGCTCGTCCGGTGACATGTAGTCTCGATCCCACCGCATGATCTTGAGCAATTCCTCGCGGAATCGTCGCACATTGACATACTCGATGAATCCCTGCTCGGGCTCTCTTGCAATAATCACATTCTCATGCGGTAAAAGAATACCCAGCATCATCAGATCCGCATCCAGACCATAGATACAGACATGTTCCTTGATTCCCACACATCCTTTTAAATACTGCATGACCTTGTGCTCACCCTCTCCCGAGACCTTTTCATTGGAAAAAATCACGTCCAGCGTCTGCCATTCTGGATTCAATGTGATCATCGTCCGTATATACCAATCAATGTATTTGGTCAGATGATCCATGATTTTGGTTCCCGGGGTAAAGGCGTTGGGATCAAAATAGACGTCCTTGACTGTGGCGCCCGTCTTGAACCGACGCTGGCGTTGTTGATTCATCTTACCCAGACCGGCGACACCATCTACACACAAGACAATCTTCTGTCGAGGCCGTATCGCATTTCGCAGATATTCAATCTTTTCACAGACATCCCGAAAGAGGGTAAGATTGGTCTTGGGTAACAACTGGATCTTGGAATGATACAACAAATGCGCGCTGACATTGCCATATCGATAGATACGCTGTGCACACATGTGAAAAAGCCCATTCAAATCAATCGCCAGCACATCCACCCCGTTGTTTGATTCTACTACACAAGAAGAAAATTTGTTCTTGTACCATAAATAAAAATGCTTGACACCCATAATCTCTCTTGTTTTTTTGGTTGTTGTTGATTAAAATAAACAATATCATTAAATTATGAAGAATTCATTTTTTTTTTAATTTTTCTTTAAATAATAAAAAATGTCTGTGTATCCAACCTATTATCTTTCCGAGACTTCCAGTACGGTTCGTCCTTGTAATGATGCCACTCTCCGATTCCATGAGACCCCTCAATGTACTCCCACGTACAACGTGGTACTTTGTTACAATGGGATGACCATGGTGGGTGTGGGAACCCTTAATCCAGGTGCCGTTCCTATCATCAACATCCAATTTAATACGACCAATGCTACGGTGACACTAAGTGCCGATTATATCAGCGGAACGTTACAGATTTTACAACCCGCGTGGCAGGATCCCAAGACGGTCACCAATCTTTTCTTGAATGCGCTCCTGACATATACCTGATGATAAATTTACTTTCTTTCTTTGTGTGAATTATTAATAAAAATCATCCTCCTCTTCTTCCCAATTTTCATATAAATTGGGCTGTTGGTTAACAATGGTGCTCACAAGATCAAAATCATCAAAGGGTAGGCGTGGCTTTCTGCCATGAACGCGTTGCCAACGGCGCTCTAAATGGACGTGTGCCTCATACGACTCCTCGGTCCTGTAAAAAGAGGAATTGTCGGCTTGGAGAAGGTTGCTGTTGTAGCGGAAGACCGTGCGCCACTTGGGGATGCAATGCGCCTCGTACCACACCTGACGCATGCGGATCTGATGGTACACCTTGTTAAACTTCTCCCTCTTGGTCGGATCAAACTCGTAAATCTTGCAGATCAGCTCGAGAGGCAGTTGATCAAAAAACATCCTTTTCTGGTTCTGGTTTAAATCTGTTGTCTTTATGATTTTTAGAGAAATAGAGTTGGAAATTTTAGTCGTGGTGAGTCCATGGAATAGGAATCATCATCATTATCGTTCATGCCCTCTCAGGAAAAAGAGATCCTGGGGCTTCAGTTTTTTTTTCTCCGATTGGTCTATCAAGACGTCAACTCCTCGATTGTTGTAGGCTCCTCATCCAGACGACCTTCTTTGATCTGTGTAATTTTTTCTTCCGATTCCCGCAACTCGTTCAATTCCTTCGTTAATTCTTGATCCAAGATCTCTTCATCAATATCTGGTGACTCCTCCTCTTCTTCTTCCTGAATAGGAGATCTCGAGCCCATAGATGGCCCCACCGAGCTCGACATAGAATTCAACACCCCCAAAAGACCACTCACCATTGGCCCCATACTCATCAGAGGATTATTCGGCATCGGTGCAGGTGGTGATGGTGGTGGTGGTGGCGCAACCGCCTGTTGTTGCGGGGACGGTAAAAAACAAACTCCTCCCGAACAGTTTTGTCCTCCTCCACCACCGCTACTACTGCCAAAAGAAGGCACGTTACGAATATGGTTGTTCGCCGTCACCACTGGCGTTGGCGTCTCAGGTACCGAGGCGTACACCGACGGTCCTACCAGATGACGGAACAACTTGTCATGTCTTTCCAAGACCCGCTGTTGTTCCAAGATCTGATGTTGCAGTGACTCAATTGCCATCATATGATACTGCAACTTTCGATTAAAATAATAATAGACAGCCAGAAGAATGATGACAAAAGCAACGCATTGTATCACAAAGAGTGTCGAGGTTTCCATTTTTATTTCGATTGAAATACTGCTTAAATGAATTTATTTTCTTTTTTTCTGCAATTCTTTCAAGGTGGCAATCTGCGGATAGAGTAGAAGAGACACACTGATAAAAATAAAATTTACTGTATCTTCTCCAAGTACTCTTGTTCAAGTCCCAAGAATCGTAAAAAAGGGATCAGGGGCTCATAAAATTGCTTGTATTTTCCCATCTCGCACTTATTTCCTAACAACAGATAATACATGCAATGGGGCATTTCTTGATAATTGATCCGCTCGACCCGCGCCTGATCTAAAAAATCAGACGTCAGATCTACACAATCCACTCTTTTTTCAGGAGACACCTCATACTCCAAATGACGCGTCTCACTCGGGAGTTTGGTTGACAATAAACTCTTGAGAAACCCAAACTTGAGAAAATGGATTCGCGGAAAATAAAACCCCATGTAATCAAGACGCAGCAACAACATGTCCTCATCGGGCTTCACATAGACCGGTATATGCGCCACCTGAAAATATTGGTTGGAAAACGTAATCCACTGTTGTATCATAATTTTTAAATTTTTATACCTCGTTTCTTAAATCGATTTAAAGATCGGAGATTCGATGTTTAAAAATGATTGTGAGTCCAGAAGACGTCCCTATGGACGAATTATTAGCCCAATTTAAGCAGTTGGAGAACAAATCGGGCGCTGCGGGGGGTGCCATGGGTATTCCATCTCCTGCGTCCTTCTCGTCGTCTCCCTCTGTCGCAGCACGCGCTTCAACTCTGGTGGGAAGCACGTTTTCCAATTATGGTATCTACATTGTCTTTTTTCTCTATGTCTTGGTCATGGTCATCATTCTTCAACCGTCCTATCTTTATTCTAAAGACGAAGAGACACAACAACATCGTTTCGTCTGGAAACGTTTCTTGATCGTTCTTGTCATCGCCTATGTCGTCCTCCTCGCCGCCTATCTCGGCCTGCAATTTTATCTAAAGAAAAAAATGTGAGCTGGAAAGAAACGAAAACGAAATGATAACGACAACGACGCCGACACCCTTGATGGAAAAAGGCGTTCCTCTTTGGGAATCGTGGACGCTTCTTCAAGAGCCAAGGGCGATCTCGGACCCCGAAAAGGCAATGATCTCCAGGCTGAATCATACCCGTATCCGTCGTGTACAAAAGTATATCTGTCCCGTCAATCCCTACGATAACACACGCGACGATTTCTTATGCTATGTGTATTGGATCGCGGAGCATCGTGTTCTCATTCGCATTCTCAGAATGGATGAAGAGGGTGGATGGACACAGCCGTTGAGGCTGCGCCTGGATGAGTCGGGAGAGATCCTGGACATTGGTCCTTCGGACACCAATTCTCTGGATGTGGAAAAAGAAACGGTTACCGTGGTGACGCCGCGTCCTCTACCACCGGAAAGAAAGATACCCAGACTCATCATGCAGACCGGATACATGGTCAAGGACAATACACGTGCATGGAATACGACGCGCAGTTTTCTTTGTGCCAATCCCGGATACCGGTATGTCTTTTACGACAATCATGATTGTCTCCAATTCATGCGCGAGCATTTTCCAGATTACGTCAAAGATTATCTAAGACTGCGACCTGGCGCCTTCCGCGCCGATCTCTTTCGTTATTGCTTTCTCTCTATCCACGGCGGATGCTATTTTGATCACAAGCTCATCTGTCGTACACCCATCGATAACATCCTTCGCGACGACGATGAATTGGTACTGTGTGCCGACTGGGATTATATCTATGATCCCGATTCGCTGGGCGATCTTTACAATGCCGTGATCATGGTCAGGCCTCAGCATCCACTCATGAAAACCGCCATCGAGGAATGCATCCACAATATACGACAGAGGCTCTATCTCGATGGAGCGTTCTCCATCACGGGTCCCACTCTGCTCAAGAGATGCTATGCTACTCTCTTTTATCAGGGCAAACTTCCCAAGGTGATCCCCTCCGAAGATAAGATCGTGAGGCTCAAACATTTTGCCTACCATCCATGGACATCTTACCGAAACATGGTCGTGATGGATCGTCGATCGAACAAGGTCTTTGTCCAAAAATCGTGTGGTATTGTTGTCAATCATCGATCGGGAGAATACCACGACATGTATCGAGATAAAAAAGTGTTTCATGAATACGTGGAGGAAGTCGAGCCGGGCATCTATCACATGGCCCTGAAGAACGAAAAAGAGGAAGTGGTGGAAGTGGTGCAATGTACGACGGCAAAATAAAGAAGGAAAAAAAGACAAAATTTATTTACTCGGAGAGTCTCCTCTCAATCGAATCCATTTGTTCTCGTATCTGTATCAATTTTTGATACGCGGAAAGATAGGCGTTTTTGAAAAATATTTTTCTCTCCGTCTCCAACACCCGATGAAGCTGTTGCTGAGCCGTTAAAGACTGATCCGACCTATAACCTCCTCTTGCTTGTCTCGATGCCCTATTATATTTATCCAGCACCCTTTGTCTTTGAGCTTCGATTTGAGCGACCGAGGGCAATTTTTCATCTCTTGAAAATCCCTTTTTATAATAAGCTAATTTGATCTTCCATTCTTCTTTTTGAACATGTAATCGGTTCCATTCTCTGTGTAATTGCATCTTTTGTTGACGAGAAAGTCCTGGTTTAGGTGGACGAATTGCTATAGGACGAACAAGCATTTATCCTATTATTTTTTTTTCCAATTTTTATTCCAAAAAAATAAAAATCCAACTTCTTTTGTCAACAATGGTCTTACAAAGGAATATCGTTTGAGGACGGTGCTGATGTCGATTCAGTAATGGATGCAGTTGCAGTTGCAGTTGCAGTCTCTTTTTTCTGCTTGATCACTTCATTTATTACTTTGCAAACGGCGTCTAAATATCCATTTACCCAAAGATACTTTTCGGGAATGGCACCCATAATTTCAGAAATCAAGAGAAAAACGAGGAGTAAAATGTTATTTTTATCCATTTTATTTTTTATTATCCTACACACAATATTTTTTTCCATTACAAAAAAAAAAACAATTCTGAAACGCGTACTCTATGACGAACAAGACGTGCATTCTTCCTCTATAGAGGAGGATGACGATGATGACTGCGATACTTCGGTATTGAAATTCTGTGATGAAATGGCCGAACGGCTTCTCAAATAATAACACCCCGTCTTTAGCTCCTTCTTCCATCCATAGAAAAGAATCTTGGTCAGCACCTCCCTATCCGGTTTGGCCAGATAGACATTAAAGCTCTGGCTCTGATCAATAAACATCTGTCGATCTGCCGCCATCGCAACCATATTCTTCTGAGGAATCTCCCATACCGTGCGAAACACCTCACGGATCGTCTTGGGCAGGGGAGTGTTTTGTACACTACCCTTCTGTATCATCATAATATGACGATTCTCATCGGTATAGGCGCCTCCCAATTCCAAGAAATGACGAAGATGTTTGTTCATCACCACAAACTCCCCCGCCAACGTCCTCCGAACATAAAAATTACTCGTCAACGGCTCAAACGATTCCGTATTACCCAAAATCTGGGACGTGCTCGCCGTCGGCATCGGTGCCACCATGAGCGAATTCCGTGTCCCCTTGTCCTTGATGGATTTTCGCAACGCCTCCCAATCGTATTCTGGCGACAAGTGCTTCGTAGTATCCAATGTCGAAAAATTCTCAAAATGAAGCTTGCCCTTCGACAACGGGCTTCCCTGAAAAGAAGCATACGCACCATCTCTTATCGCCAATTCATTCGATTTCTTCAGCGCCCGGTAATAAATCGTCTCAAAGATTTTGCGATTAAGCTCTTTCGCCGACTCTGAATCGTACGCCTCTAAACGCGCCATAAACACATCCGCCAAGCCCTGCACCCCAATCCCGATAGGACGATGACGCAGATTGCTCCGACGACACTCCTCCAGAGGATACGCATTCTTGTCAATCACCAGATTCAGATTCTCTACCAACGTCTCCACGATCGAACCCAGCTTTTCCAGATCCATCTCCGGCTTCAGATAACGCTCCCACACCTCCATAAAACCCCCAGACAAGAACTCCTCCTCAAGATAAACAATGGGATACGTTTTTTTACCCGTCAGACGCGCGCGTTTTTCCTCGGAAAGTTCTCCCGTCGAGTCCACATCCCAATACTCGTACTCAATCTTTTTCTCGTCCAGCAACGATCTCAAAAGAGTGCAATAAAAACACCCCTTCTTTCCGACGATCCAGAAAGGCGCCGTTGTTGTCACCGCACGCTCCACAAGACAGCAGGGTAGGGCGATCGAGGCCAGATTGCACACCGCATATTCCTTGGCATCACTGTACTCAATAATCTCCGTACAGAGATTGGAGCTTTTGATCGTGCCCAGGTTCTGTTGATTACTGCACCGATTACACGCATCCTTGTACAACATATAAGGCGTCCCCGTCTCCATCTGCGAACGAAGGATCTCATTCCACAATTCTCGCGCCTTCATCTTGCGCACATACTTACCGCTCTCAATGTATTGTTTGTACAGGGCCTCAAACGCCGGTCCCCATACCTCCGACAACCCCGGGCTCTCATTATCCGTCATCAGAAACCAATCCTCATCGGCTTCCACACGACGCATAAACTCATCGGGCACCCATAACCCCAAAAAGAGATCACGCGTCCTCTCTTCCTCACTCCCCGTGCTCCGTCGCGCCATGACAAAATCCAGGATATCGCTGTGCCACGGCTCGATGTACATGGCAAACGCCCCTTTGCGTTTTCCCCCTCCATTATGCGCCAATCCCACCAGTGTCTGATAATTCTTCTGGGGACCCTCTATCTCCAGATCATACAACATCCGACGCATTGGAAGGGTTTCGGAAGCCGATGGTGACAAAGGCGCAACCGCCGGTGGCTTCGGATCTACATTCTGATTGTTGGCCTCTGCCTCTGCCATTATCACCGCGGGTGCTATTGTACTTGAAGGAATCGTATTCAGACTTAACACCTGCGCCCGAACCTCTGCATCCTCACCACCACAACCCAGACGGTATTGCACCAGTCGTAATTTTGGGCTCGTTGGATCCAACACGGCTCCAATAGGCTTTCCGGCACAAAACCCCTCATAATACTTGCGTAGCTTGGACAATGGAGCCATGAGCACCTCATTGGAGATCTGACCCAGACGAGAGAAATCCAGAGGCAACGGTGTCGTCGTACGCGTAATTCTGTTCAGATCCAGCACAATCGTCTGCGCATCGGCACCCATAAGAACGGCCTCGTCCAACACACTGTTCAGAATATAATTGGCGACGATCGAATCCATTTTACGATTTCCAGTATATTGTAACGTGTATTTCATACACTCGCCTCCTGGTTGCAACCGGTTGCACAAGAATCCCAACGCAAAACAATCCTCTTCACTCCACGCCAGATCACGAGGCTCGATCGGGATGTAGACGGGCTGGTCCCCAAACCCCGCTTTCTCCAGAGGCACGAATTCTCGATCGCCATTCATTCCCATCCTCTGCCACATCATATCGTGATGACGCGTCATCACACACGATACTGTTTCCTTCCACGGCGTCCTCACCTGCACGTTGACCATATCCTTATCCACCAGATGGACAATCTTGCGATTCACCCTCTTGAACGTCCCATTCGCCGTCAGCACGTTGTCTTCCATCGGACGCACCTCTCCGATGGGGATCACACCCCTTGAAGTCACCACTGGCGTCGTCCCATCAAAACACTGATCGATGTAACGACTCGTGTCGTTGTACACCCGCATCATCGGCAAAATACCGTTGGAACGTCCATTTGTTCCATAGATGTACGAATTCTTGCCACGGATATTCGAGATATGGATACCAATCCCACCCGCAAACTTGGAGATCATCGCGGCATCGCCCACCGTCTTGAAGATCCCCGTCACGCTATCCTCCGTCCCGACCAAAAAACACGACGCCAGCTGGGAATGAATAAGACCCGCGTGGAAGAGCGTTGGCGTCGCATGAATAAATTCTCCCTTTCTCAACATCTCAAACGAACGCTGGGTTCTCTCCCAATCGTCGCGATGCAGAAAAAGAGCTACACGGAACCACATGTGGTCGGGACGTTCCATGATACCCTGATGGGTTCCAATCAGATAAGATCGATACAACGTCTTCCATCCAAAATAGGTCATGGGAAAAGGCTCCGTTTCCTTCATCACTTTCTGAAACACCGCCTCCATACGATCGGCATTCTCCATGATGAATTGAAAAAAATCCGGGTGCAACAAGGGTCTCTCGATGCCACTCACATCCCGATTCTCCTGAATGCGTTGGACCGTCTCGACATAGGAAGAGACGGTCTTGCTCTCATGCAATTCCATGGACAACCGACACGCCATGTTATCATACTCCTTCACCAGATAAGACCGCGAGGTCAAGAATTCAATCAGCACCGCATACACATCCTCCACGGACGTGGTTCCCTCAGGAATTCGTGACAACATCTCCTCACGAAGCGAGGACGCCCATGAATAAAAAATAGATTCTTCCGGTGGAATCGTGGTCATTGTCGTTGTCATTCCTTTTGTTTTTATTTTTTCTAACTAAACGATCCAACCTTTTTAAATTCATTTTTTTTTTTCTCGGACCAAGATTGTCGTGGATTTATTGAAAGACGAATAGCAAAGCAAGAACAGGAGAAAAATCTTGATCTATATATAAGATAGAGAGACAGAAGAGAACAAGAATGCCGTCCAGGAAATATTTCTTAGGTATCGGTATCAATTACATAGGAACAAGCAATCAATTGCAAGGATGTATCAACGACGTGATCAATACCGAAAAATTCTTTAGGAAAAAATTTCCCGATCTACAATCTACTTTTTTAACAGACTTGACTGTTAAAAAACCAACACGTGAAAACATCTTGACCGAGCTGAAACGACTTTTATCCTTATGTGTTTCTGGGGATACCTTGATTCTTCATTATTCTGGACACGGGACAAATATCCCCGACCTCAACAAAGACGAAAAAGATAATAAAGACGAATGCATTGTTCCTCTGGATCTGAAACTCATTACCGACGACGAGTTGCAAACACAGCTCGTCGCATATCTAAAACCAAATGTGTTTGTATTTGGTCTATTCGATTCTTGTTTCAGCGGTACCGTCTTGGACCTTTCCTACACCTATGTTTCTTCCTCGAGTCCTTTGCAGATAAATAATAAAAAGATACAACCCAAGGGTAAAGTCATCATGATCAGCGGATGTCGTGATGATCAAACCAGCGCCGATGCTTATCTGAACAATTCCTTTAGTGGAGCCATGACATGGGCTTTCTTGACTTGCTATCCAGCATCCTCCGGATGGATCGATCTTGTTGAAAAAATGAGAGTTCAATTATTAATAAAAAAATTCAGCCAGGTACCCTTGTTATCGTTTAATGGAAGTATTGATATCCCACTCCTTTAGAAGAATAATATTTTGACAACAGATAAGGAACTTGTCTAACAAGAAAAACTATCAAGATTAAGACGGCAAAGAGAAAAGGAAGATGGTGGTAGGGGTGTTGGCGGTGGTGGAGGTGGTGGCGGTGGCGGTAGGAGTGGTGGTGGTGTTAGGGGCCGTGGACGTGGACGAGGTTATTAAATCAAGACTCATTTAGAAGAAGACAAAATGTTTATTTTCAGAAAAGATCACATAAGAAAAAATTTTTATTTCAATAGATAAAATCGATGGATGCAAATACTCGAATAAATGGATTGTACAGAAAAAATAAGCAACAAGCGCTCCGGTTGTTCAAAAAGATGCAACAACAAAAAAAAGAGACTCCTGATTACTTAACTATCGTCCATATAATGATGATTCTTGCGGAAAGGAAAGATTTCGATAATCTGGAACGTCTTCTTCATCGATTAACCACCGAGCCCATGTATATACATGGCGTGGATAATGTTCCTTTTGGTATAATGATTCGCGCGTATGGCGATCAGGGTGACATTGAAAGAGCCGAGGCTCTTTTTGAAGAAATGAAAGCACAAGACATTCTTCCTACTGTGATTACGTACAACACGATGATCAAAATGTATGGCGATCATCGAAACTATAGAAGAGCCGAGGCTCTTTTTAAAGAAATGGAAGCACAAGGCATTTCTTCTGATGTGTATACGTACAACACGATGATCAAAATGTATGGCGATCATCGAAACTATAGAAGAGCCGAGGCTCTTTTTGATGAAATGAAAGCACAACGCATTTCCCCTGATGTGATTACGTACAATACGATGATCAAAATGTACGGCGATCAACGCCAGTATCAAAACGCCGAGGCTCTTTTTGAAGAAATGAAAGCACAACGCATTTCCCCTGATGTGATTACGTACAACACGATGATCAAAGTGTATGGCGATCAACGCCAGTATCAAAACGCCTCTGCTCTTTTTGAAGATATGGAAGAAAAACGCATTCCCCCTGATGTGTATACGTACAACACGATGATCAAAATATATGGCGATCATCGAAACTATAGAAGAGCCGAGGCTCTTTTTGAAGAAATGAAAGCACAACGCATTTCCCCTGATGTGATTACGTACAACACGATGATCAAAATATATGGCGATCATCGAAACTATAGAAGAGCCTCGGCTCTTTTTGAAGAAATGAAAGCACAACGCATTTCCCCTAATGTTATTACGTACAGCTTGATGATCAAAATATTTGGCGATCAACGCAAGTATCAAAACGCCGAGGCTCTTTTTGAAGATATGGAAGAAAAACGCATTCCCCCTGATGTGATTACGTACAACACGATGATCAAAATATATGGTGATCAACACCTGTATCAAAGAGCCGAGGCTCTTTTTGAACAGATGAAAGCACAACGCATTTCCCCTAATGTTATTACGTACAGCATGATGATCAAAGTGTATGGTGATCAACACCAATATCAAAAAGCCTCGGCTCTTTTTCAAGAAATGAAAGCACAAGGCATTCCTCCTAATGTATTTACGTACAGCACGATGATCAAAGTGTATAGTGATCAACACCAATATCAAAAAGCCTCGGCTCTTTTTCAAGAAATGAAAGCACAAGGCATTCCTCCTAATGTATTTACGTACAGCACGATGATCAATATGTATAGTAAAGGGAGTAAAGCAGAATTGATCAAAGCCCAAAAACTACTTTATCAACAGATGGTGGAAAAAAAGTTAAAAAGAGACGGTTATGCATTTGACCCTGTAGAAAGAGCATATCGGCGTTTATTCGTTGGAGCTACATTACAAGAAAAACTATCAAGATTAAGACGGCAAAGAAAAAAGGAAGATGGTGGTAGGGGTGTTGGCGGTGGCGGTAGGAGTGGTGGAGGTGGTGGTGGCGGTGGTGGCGGTGGCGGTAGGAGTGGTGGAGGTGGTGGTGGCGGTGGTGGCGGTGGTGGCGGGGGTGGTGGCATTTTT